CTACGCCTCAACGGGAGATTCCGGATCACCGCCTTCCGGATCTGTAATCTCTTTTGCTACTCGGAAATCTACCAGGTATCTGCCTCTTTCTTCTGTTACCTCATATTCTTCTTCGGTTTTCCGGAGTTCCAGATCGTTCTCTTTATCATAGAAATCATGGATAACTCTGATCTTCATGTCCCTCACATCCCCCTCCGTTGCGCCGGCGCAATTTTCTGTAAAATAAAAGAGCCTTTCGGCTCGGCTCTGATTCTCATTTTCTATCCTTTCAATCAAACACTGTTATACTTATCTTCGAAAACATCTTCCGCTCCTTCGAACTCCGGAAGGGTTTTGAGATATTCGTAAGCTTTTTCGATGGTTAAGTCATCATATTCAGTTGTCTCATAGGTGACAATTTTCTGATAAGGCTGCTGAATTTCTCCAGTGAGTTGTTTCTTCCTGATTTCTTCTGAAACCAAGGAAATCACAGCAACTGAGCAATGACTGTTTACTGTTGACTGAACATATAAAATACGATGATATTCGGTAGTTACACCATCATCCTGGATTACCTTCTTTTTTAATGCCATTTTGATTCTCCTTTAGCTGAATGTGATTTTTATACTTGCCGTGATAGCACACGCTGTGTTATTTGTGGCATTAGTGGTGTTCGGCATTTTGGCTCGGATGTTTACGCCTTGGCCTCCATCCACAATTTCTGAAGTATATGATGATGGTTTCACATATACTGTCGCCGTACTGCCATACAGATATTTATTGTTCTGACGTATGATAAGACCATTGACACTTGATACACTCACGCCGCTTGCGCCAATAATTGGTCTTGAGAATGGCATGAAAAATAGCACTTCTGCCATACCAGATGTTGTATATCCCATTAGCCATACTTTAAATGATGCGGAATTACCTTTTGTGTAGTATGGTCTGAATGAATTCCCTCCAGCAAATCCAAAATATAAATCAGATTTAGATGTGAGTTTAGGAGCAGTGATGTCTCCTCCCATCCTACAGTGAGTGCATTCGAACGAGTTGTATCAGACCCACCATTACCTATGATTCTGCTGCTTTGATTGCACCTTTCGCTCTGCAAGAATCTCCTCGTCTGCTTTGCCGTTCATTGGCTGACTGATAAATAATTTCTTCATGTTCTTCGCCCTCTCTTTCTTAAAAATGGGTATAAAAAGACCACCTGCCATTTCTGACTGGTGGTATCAGTTGGTCTGATAATAAATATCATCCCTTATTGATTCGAGCATATATGTTTTTGCTGATGGCTCATGATGTGGATTCATCCAATATACCGACTCATCTTCCATGTACTCCATAAAATCAATTTTGGTATCCACATCTACTTCAAATACTCCATTGTTTTCATGACTCAGTACTCTCTGAACAAGTTCATTGTCAGGATACATTTCTTTAAGAAATTCAATTTGTTCATTCGTCAGTTCAAATCTTCGCATTTCCATTTCTTATTCTCCTCACATAATCTGAATCTGTTGGATTACATTGAATCAGAACTCCCGTATCTAGATCTACTGAAACTGTTCCGTTTCTGCCCATATATTTCTGACTTTTTTCTCCACTAGGATCCGTTCTCACAGGAAATACCTTCGCCGGTTTCTCCAGCGCATCCTTTATTCCTTCCACCGATACTCCCGATCGTGGTCGTCCAGTTTTAGGATCTTTCATGGTTCCGATCACTCTCTCCATGAAATGTTTACTCTGTCTGGTTACTGCCGTTCCCTCAGAAGTTTTGACTCCAACAACTTTTTCATTGATTTCATCATAGATCTTCTGATAATTCTTAAAACCAGATAGCGGAGATATCATTCCATTCTTCACCGAACGAGCATAAGTCCTGAGCAGTTCCCACTTCTCAGGTTCATTATACTTCATTTTCTGGAAGTCTGCAAAATGTTTCGGCATGTCTTTTCCAAGGAGTTCCCGGTACTGATCATACTGTTTCCTGTCTGATGCAGCGTTCTTGACTGCCTTTTCCTGGGCTTCTGCTTTTGGATTTCCTTTGACGTATTTCTCATACCACTGTTTATAGGTCATATCCGCAGGAACCATCTCTGTACGCCCTGTTTCCGGGTTGTAGGCGCTTCTTTTCATGTTTCTGAGGATTTTATCATCTATGACAGAAATCGTTGTGGAGCGGCAATATGGATGCATGGGCGGATAGTTCACTCCGGCCTTCCGGTCTTTCACCGGAAAAACCTTTCCATCCAGTTCCCGACAGATCTCACTGGTACGAAGATCCAGCACTGCCACATAGCGATAATTCTTGATCCCGCAGTCAATATAACTCTGTGCAGCCAATTCTCCTGCCATGTAACAGGATTCTGTTCTTACCAAGCGCCTGGCCTGCTTTGCTCCCCCTCCGCACTGGGCCTGGATGGATTCCGCTGTTTCCCGGTCTGTCCGGCCGGTAAGGAGGCTGATCAGCAATTCATCCTTCAAGGAATCTGCAAGCTGCTGTGTGTTCTGCCAGATACGGTCTGAAAAATGTTTTCCGGACCATTTCATCTGCAGAGCCTGGTCGATCTGTTTCCTGCTCACTTTCCATACCCAGGAGCTTAAATTCCATAGCCACACCACTGACGTTCCCTCCGAAGCTTTCATCTGACATACAGGGAATGTGGGAAAACTTATGGATATCCTGCTCAATGGCTTTCTTAAGGATCTCCACACCGTTTTCATCAAAAGTCCTGGTCAGATACTCTGCTTTGGCTGTGTCCGGCATCTCAAGAACCTTGTACTTTTTAAGACGGGCTTTGGCCTTTCGGATGCTCTCGTCTTAATCCTCAGTGTTCGGTTCGTCCTCATCGGTCAGCAATGTTCCATAGATAGCCAGGATCGCATCAATAAACTGCTCCTTATCGGTCACACGATCGCTCATCAGCGCATTGTATGCATCGATCAGTGGGATCTGTAGTTCAAAATCTCCGATGGCCAGTTTATTGTTCAGGTATTCAATGATCGGGATCTCACCAAGATAATGGGGCACCGCCGGCTCTGTGGTTGCCTGGATCGTATTGTTGTTCTCGATGTCCAGCTCGTACTTATAGTTTGTGGTCACTACTGTGGCCATATAGTGGTCCGGAAGCTTCCCGGAATCATCTTTCCGGATATAATAATAGACAGCAAAGAGTTCGTTTTCCTCTATGCTGTCGTCTTTTACCATGAAGGTATTCTCTGCGGACAGGTTCTTAGTCTGCAGGTTGTTCTCGTTTTCCTTCACATAGACATATTCATAGGCCAGGCCGTAGATAGATGCCTCCAGGCCGTTGTCTCCATCTGTCTCGTCCGCTCCGGCCACCTCCAGTGCGTCTGTGAGGGCCTTGATGTCTCCCTCTGATTTGTACGTCACCGGATTGCCGATGAAATAGCTGCTGGCTGTATCAGAGATGTCTTTTGCATGATTGCACACCAGGCGGTTTTCCCGTTTGGTCTCATCCAGGATCTTGTGCTTTCCTTCGTAGTAGGACATATTCTTCTTTAGACGGTCCACCATGCTGATGTGTTTGCTGATCAGCTGGCGGAGTATCTGTTTGTCTGGGTTTAACTCGTCAAAGCCTTCTCTCGGTATTGTAAATGTGTATATTTTTCTCACCTCCTTATCTCTCGGAAACGTGCTGCTTTTCTGCCGATTATGGTGCTGCACATATAGCGTATGCTGTCGAGACAATGGTCCCACTGTTTCACCGGTTTGTCTTCTCCTCTCTCCAGGGCTTTCTCATCCCAGATGTAAGAAGCAAACTCTTTTATGATTTCTTTACAGGAAGAAGCAAAGACAATCTTCTCCAGGTTCAGAAGCATTCCAACCAGCCGGATTCCATCCAGAACATCATTGTTGGCTTTCAGGACCTTATATCCACGTTTCCGGAGTTCTGCAATAAAAGAAACGGCCGATGGATCCACGATGATCGCTTTGATCTTGGTTCCATCCAGCCACACTTTCAGGTCGTCTGCATATTCTGAATCTGTTTTCTGTTTACCTTTGTCTCTTCCGGAATAGTAATACTCCCGGATGCAGTACTATTTCCCGTTGGTTCCTTTATTCCACAGCAGGAATACCGTTGCGTTCTGTGTACCATAGTCACAGGAAACATACCTGTTCCCGTTGACCAGCAGCTGATAGAAATCTTTGATATCCTGGACATGTTTGTTCTCGTCGAACATGTCGTAGATGATTCCCTCTGCTGCCGCCCACAGTCCCATAATGTAACGCTTAAAGAATACTCCAACGTACATACTCCTGTATCTGGCTTTGATCTCTTCATCCAGGGACAGGTTATCGTCCATAGTGAAGTGAAGATACAGAATATCTTTCAGACCGGGATCTTTCCCCTCCGCGGCCGCCTGCTGCCTGATACGCTCTGTTTCTTCTTTTCCCAGATATCCGATGGATTTATCTATCCAGTTCTGTTTGAACCAGTGATACGGGCCATCCGGATTACAGTTAAACCAGAATTTTGAACCTTTCACAGAGCATCGGCCTGTTGCCTGGTTCACAAAGGATTCCGGCATCAGGGCAACTTCGTCAAAAAACACTCCTGCCAGGGTGATTCCCTGGATAAGATCCTGAGATCTTTCGTCTTTGCCGCCGAATATGTAAAAGTAATTTTCTTTTCCGTCTTTTCGGATGGTCAGAAGGTTGTCTGCCCTGTGATCCGTGATGGAATATCCTCTTGACCGGAGCATCAGTTTCAGCCAGAACAGGACATTTCTCCGGAAGGACCCTATGGTCTTTCCGCACATGGCAAAGTTCTGGCCAGTGAAGGTACTCATGGCCCACATAACGAATGATAAAGACATGCTGATTGTTTTTCCTGATCGGATTGCTCCATCGGCAATAACTCCATCCATATCGTGAACCGGGGATTCTTTGCACCACCAGGTCAGGACCTGTTTCTGTTTTCTTGAGAACGGAGAAAAATGAAACGTCTGGCCTATCTGCCTGTTGGCTCTGTTGGTTTTCATCTTCTGCAGCTTATCTTTCAGAGTTTTGAGTTTTTCATACATTCTCATCACCCCAGACATCCTGCGCTGTTGCATTCATTGCCTCCAGGAAACCATCATCAGTAGTCTCTTCTGCCTGGTTATCCTGCTTCAACATCTCAAATTCAAGCTGCATGGTTGCAAGTTCCAGTTTTGCATCGTCATAACCAAACTTATGCCGCATCTCGATTGCTTTCTGCTGCCGGGCCTGCACTCTGGTCAGAGCATCCTCTATGGCCTGGATTTGGCCAAAGATGCCTTCATACTTTCGAAGTTCTGTTAGTTTTCCTTTTTCGATACCGGAAGTATATTCTGTTACAGACATTCCAGATGGTACCGAATCTTCTTCAGATCCGGTCTGAGCCTCCAGTTCACGGAGAGACTGGATTCTTTTCAGCATCCGGCGTTCCCTGACTGCAAAAAGCTGGATTTCTCTGAGAAGCAGCTGCTCTTTGTCTGGCCTGATCATCTCTGCCAACGTTCTTTCTTCCGGTTCCAGGGTATCAAAAAAGAGAGTTTCAAACTCTCCTGTCCTGACTGCATTCTTATTTCCCGGCGGGCCAGTTCCTCCATGCCCCTCCGCATTTTTATTTCCGGGCTGTCCGCCCTTCTTTTTCGCAACGTTGCGTTTATTCTTTTGCAACGTTGCATTATCCCATTTATATCTATTTTTCCAGCTTCGGATTGTCCCTACCGGGATTCCAAGCTTTTGAGAAACTTCAATTAATTTCGCTCCAGAAGCATATAGTTTTCTGGCTTCTTCAACTCTCTGATCTGGTGCTCTTGGCAAGCCTCACCACCTCTCATTCGTTTCGTTTTTGATATTTGTAAATTACAGTCCTGTCGGCACCATAGTGACAGCCGATTGCCGCCACGCCGAAAGGAGGTGCGCTAACACTTACATACAGTGAATCCATGCGTAAAGTATGTATGTGCTGGTGCCGTGCACGCTGTAGGAAAAAAGTGCATTAGAAAAGCACCCCGAAGGGTGCCTGTTAATTATTGTCTTTTCCAAATATTCGTTTTCTTAATTCATCAACTTGTTTATCACTATATCTCTTTCGTGGTATATGAAGTAAATTTAATAACTGTATCATCTTCTCAACCGAAAGCAAAAAGTAAAATATACTAATTACAAGAGATATAATTTCAACATAAAAGAAAAACTCTCTAATCACTAAAAAGCATTCTTTTCCAATTAATATAGAAAAAAAGCTAAGATTTATTTTCAGTACCCAAAATACTGAAATAAATATTGAAATTGCACCAAAAATGATAGAGTGACCAATAACAATATTTCTTTTCTTTAGTATATCTGTCCCTTCAAGTTTCTTTATAAGCTGATCATCAGACATAGTTAACAATATTCCTAAATTTGTCAAAGCGAATCCACTAAATATGGAATTAATCGTTAATATATTCGTATGATATTCAGGAATATCATTTTGGGGCATCGGAATAACTATATAATTCGCCTTATGAGCAAATATACACAAAATTGCAGATATTAATCCAATAGCCAATATCTTTGTAATATAATTCTGTTTATAAAGGAACTTCACATTTATCTTCTCCTATCGATCAGCTATACCAACAATCAAATCATAATTTTCTTCATATGCCTTATGTAGTCCAACACGAAACTGTTCAACTACATCTTGCAAATTATAATTTATTTTCTTTCCATATTCCGTTCTATATGTTTTAACATCTATTGGATAAGTAAACATTTTTGCATTTAAATCAAAATTTCTACTATTGAATTTTTCTGAACTTCCTCTTACTACCGTCTTAGAAAAGTTACCTTTCCTTTTAAACAATACATCCAGTACTTCTCTTACCGTTTCTTTTTTCTTAGATAACTTTCCGTACGGTATTGGTTTTAATGCTACAGATGTTGTAAAAACATCATCCTGTATCATTTCCCTGATTACGTCTTCATCTAAACCAAGAACGCTTTGTAAAAATTCAGCATTTGGTGTTGGAATTTCAAATTCAAGTTTTGATATTTGAGGAAATTCCGAATTATATAATACTCTGATTCCCTCTTCATTAGGTATATTATGAAACTCCAACTTATATTCTGGTTTATATGTTTCAATTGCCTTTCCCAATGCTTTTGTTCCAGGAGCTCCTTTTGCATTAACAATAGAAACAATTCCTTTATCGTAATCATACAAAAAGAACGTAAATACCTCTATTCCCTGCTTTCTTGATTCGGCATCAGTAAAAACTTCATCTGCCTGCAATGTCTGATAGTCTCGTTTTAACATTGCATTATTCATCTTTTTTCTGCATGCTCTTCCAAACAAATAATTCTGATCTTCAAAAAAATCCATTATTTCTTTGGGCTCTACGCTATTAGGTTCAATCTCTGGAGAGATATCTATGGACTGATAATTTCCATGAACCGTACTTTGATTCGTAATCTCCTCAAAAATACTTTTGATAACTTTGTAGTCTTCTTCCCCGTTGTTTGCGCTATTTTTCAATACTACTTTAAAAAATTCTACAGTCATTGATGCCAT